GAGATTTGACGGATACGGCAAAAACCTGGGCAACAGGATTATCCGGGATAACGCCGGAACAGATCGCAACAGGACTACACGCCTGCTGCAATGATGCAAGCAATGAATGGCCGTCACTGCCGATGTTCAAGTCGAAATGTTTGGGGCGAGGCGTGAACGAATTTGGCCTGGATTACATCCCGGAATATTACCGCACATCGCCGGTCACGGATAAATCCAGGCTGTTATCCAGTGACGAACGCGATGTCAAGCGGAAAAAAGCGAGCGAGCAGATACGTAATCTGAAATTAATGCTCACCGGGAAATCATGCCCGACAAACGACCTCGAAGATGCTTAAGCGCCAAAAGCCGCGTGGGACTTTTCCCTGGGTGGGGCGCTACCCATATATCTGGGTCGATCGTAAAAACGTCCCACAACCGACTACAGGCGGACTCAACGGCATTCACAAGCAAGATCCTTGGGGAGCTGACAAAATGATTGACTCAAATCGCGGTCCAGGGACTAAACGACCCAGACATTACGCCGCAGAAATTATCGAGATGAAATCGCCGGAGGAACGACGTGCGGCGCTGGACCATGTGCCGGAGGAGTGGCGAGAGTGGGTGAGACATTTGGTCAAAGATGCGTTCGCCAAACGAAAACATTTAGCGAGATTATCGAGGAACCAGCCGTGAACAAAAGCCGCACATTGATCATCCGCAACGCACAGATAGAAGCGATGGCCTGCGCCGCGATCCGGTCCGCCGTGGAATCCGTGGACGACGGCATGGTGGTCGAGGTTGTAATACGAGAGCACAAAAGCAACCGGTCGCTCGCGCAGAATAGACTTGCATTCCGCTGGTACGGGGAGTTAGCCGGCCATCTGGGGACAACGCCGGAATACGAACATAGGCTGGCTAAACTGCGCTACGGATGCCCATTACTGATCGCCGATGATGCGGAGTTCGCGGACTTTTATCGGCGCGGTATTGAGCCGCTAGACTACGAAAGCCGGGTCATTGCGATGCAATGGTTCCCGGTGTCCCGCCTATTTTCCGTGAAGATGATGACGCAATATTTGCATGATATGGAGCATGATAGTGCAGCCAGAGGGATTGTATTGAGCCACCCGGACGATCTATACCACGAGGCTATGCGATGAGAAAATGCCGCTACAAATCATGCCGCGAAGAATTGCCGCCGAAAGCCGTATCCGGTCGGTGGCAGTCTGTCGGTTTTTGCGGAATCGACTGCATGGCTGCCCATGGCCTGGCAATGGCAAAACGGCAGGCCGACTGCCTCCGTGCTCGACAGAAGCAAGATGCGAGGAAGTCGGCACGCGAGGCAAAGGCGAGGATCAAAACGCGCGCCGAATGGCTCAGGGAAGCGCAGGCGGCCGTCAACGCATGGATCCGGTGGAGAGACAGAGCCGACGGATGCATATCATGCGATAGGCCGGCTAGCTGGCGGGGGCAATGGCACGCGTCGCACTGGCTGAGCGTTGGGGCATCATCCGCAACAAGATTCAACCTGCGCAACATACACAAGGCCTGTAGCATCTGTAACGCGCACCTGTCAGGCAACCTCCGTGGATACACAGTCGGGTTGCAAAAAAAAATAGGCCTGGAAGAGATCGAGCGGCTGGAATCGCAGCGGCATACGGTCAAATACGATGTCGAATATTTGAAACGACTGCGGGATGTATATAGGAGGAGACTCAGAATTGCGGAAAAAAGAGAAAGCTAAACCTCCGCAGATCCGGAACGCAGCCACCCCATTTACAACAGCGCGGATTCTTGAGAATACCTACCCACTTTCCCCCGTAGAGTTCCGCTCTACGTCCAGACCGTGGCCTGGTGAAGGTACTCGTTAATCCCCCAGCCATAAATGAAATGGCTCAGCCTTCCTATAGACTGGTTTCGTCACCTGCATTGCAGGCTCTACGGGACCAGGTTGCAGTGGGCGCATTGCCTGGGGTTACTTTTTTTGGTTTGGAGCCACGCATTTACCGAGCGGTTGGGATTCCCCGGCGGGATAGTTTTGGCGGGTCGGGGTTTATTAGAGGTTGCTTATATACATCAAAATGTTTGACAGGTATATAAGCATGTTCTAATATTACCTCGACTGCGAGGTCAAGGCCGGGTAGAGACTATCAGCTCAATGACCCCGGCCTTTCTTATTCTAGGGCATTATTGTCCCGTGTCAATAAGGTTGATTTATCCCGCCGTTGCGGTAGACTTATATGCAACTTCATTCGCTTGGAGAGAGATGGAAAATCAACATAAATACCAATCCAGAGCAATAGTCGATCTCATCCCGTATGCGCGCAATGCGCGGGTACATTCGGATAATCAAATTGCGCAGATCGCTGCTAGTATTCGCGAGTTCGGATTCACAAACCCAGTCCTGATCGATGGCGACGGGGGCATCATCGCTGGTCATGGACGGGTGATGGCGGCGCGCAAACTTGGCATGGATAGCATTCCATGTGTTGTCCTGAGTGATCTTACAGAGATGCAGAAACGCGCGTACATTCTGGTCGACAACAAACTGGCGCTGAATGCGGGGTGGGATGATGACCTGTTGCGTCTTGAATTTGACGAACTGGAAGAGATGGGTATTGACCTGGAGTTGACGGGATTTAGTTTGGGCGAGATAGGTGTGTTTGATGCTGAAGAAGTCCCAATGCCGTCGTTAACCGATGGCGAAAAGGATCCGTACCAACAGAAGACCTTCACCTTACACGATGATCAGGCAGCTATCGTGGATGATGCAGTGATGTTGGCACGAACTGATCCGCTTGTTGATACGGGGGTGAATAAAAATAGTAATGGGAATGCGTTAGCTCTGGTATGTCGAGAATGGCTTGATTATCACCATGTATAATATCGCGCATAATCCGCAGATCGATAGAATGCGCGTTGCGCCCATCGCGCTTGCCGATGCGAAACGGATCACTGTAGCGAATCACTATATGAAAACGTGGCCGCAAGGTGCACGCATGGCATTCGGAATATTCATGGACGACAAGTGCCATGGATGTATGGTGTTGGGCTATGCGCCAACCACTGAGCGAAAGATAAAAAAGTGGTGCACGCATATCGGGGGAAGCCAATATATTGAACTACAGCGAACATGGATCAGCGACAAGCTCGGGCACAATACTGAATCTTGGATGATGGCACGGGTAATGAAATATCTCAAAGATGCCGGCGTGTGGCTGGTGCTCACGCACAGCGGTGGGTGCAAAGACGATGTGGGGTTTATGTTCCAAGCGTCAGGCTGGCTATATTTCGGCTGCGAGCCGTGCAATGATTTCTACCGGACAAAAAAAGGCGAATACAAGAATCTTGTATCTGCTCTGCGATTCGGCCGCATCCCAAAAGATGTCGTGAATCGGGGGATGCAGGCATCGGGAGAACATGAGTTCGGTCCGGGGCAAATTATTGAAGCCCGACGCCACCTGTATATGTATCCAATCAACAAGGGTTTACGACGCAGGCTGAAAAAATACACAGCGCCATTTCCGAAAGATCCGGCAATCTACCGGATCGGGCAGAGATGGTCTAACGAGTCAATGGAGGGGAGCGCACGTGGCGCAAACGCGTAGGCGTTTCTTGGTCAAACAAGACCCCTCCGCCAAACAGATATGAGCAGAGCAAAAGATATTATCATCAGGGCAATCTCTGCAAAGGATGCTAACGCTGTTGTCAGGCGCATGCACTATAGCCGCAAGGTGGTACCGAATAGCCAGCTGCATTTCGGCGTATTTCTTGATGGCAGGCTTGAGGGTGCTATGCAATTCGGGCCATCAATGTTCAAAGACTCGATTAGACCGCTTGTTTCAGGCACTGGGTGGAATGGGTTTATCGAGCTTAACCGGATGGCATTTAGCGGGAAATTGCCTCGGAATAGTGAAAGCCGAGCAATGGCAGTAGCGTTCCGGCTTATACGTAAGCATTACTCTCATATTGAGTGGATAGTTAGTTTTGCTGATGGCACGCAGTGCGGTGATGGCGCGATATATAGGGCTTCCGGGTTCGTGCTCACTGGCATAAAAAAGAACAGCCAGATGGCTGTAAATGCCGAAACCGGGGAAGTTATGCACAAGATCGCAGCGTATCACCATGGCCTCGAATACGCTCACAGCGGATGGGAAAAGCTCGCTGGATTTCAGTTCCGATACATCTACTTCATCAACACTGAGGCAAAGAGCCGCCTAACCGTTCCATTGCTGCCATTTTCAAAGATTGGCGACATGGGTATGGGTATGTATAAGGGCAAAAAGATTATGCGCACGAAAGATCAGGCACTAGAGCACCCCTCTAGTCTGGACGGTGAGATTCCGATCCGTGCGCTCCGTACTATCAATAGAGATACATCCACAGATGGTACGAATACGAAAGCCAAAAGTTGAAAAATCGGTTGTAAAAAAGCATGGAGGTGCTCGGCCAGGATCTGGTAGAAAATCATTTGAACCCACTGATTCCGAACGCAAACAGGTCGAAGCACTATCCGGCTATGGCCTGCCGATCGATCAGATCGGGGTCCTGGTGCGGGATGGCATCGATGCTGATACTTTGCGCAAGCACTTCGCCATAGAGCTGATCTCCGGCAAAGCCAAGGCTAACGGACAGGTCGGAAAAACTCTATTCCAAAAAGTCATGGCGGGCGATACTACGGCAGCCATCTGGTGGACTAAAACCCAGATGCGCTGGAGAGAGGTGCAGCAACACGAGATCACCGGCAAGGATGGTGCACCGATCCAGATGGCGGCCATCGATGTCTCGAAACTTTCGACCGAGGCGCTGGCCGAAATCATGGCGGCGAAAGATGCGATTGACGCAAGCTGACCTGATTGCCGTTGAGCGCGAACTTTGCAAGCGGCGGCTTGCCGACTTCGTAAAACGCGCATGGCACGTTATTGAACCATCCCAGCCATATATACATGGCTGGCATATCGATGCGATCTGTGAGCACTTACAGGCCGTTACCGACGGCCATATCAATCGCCTGCTAATCAACATCCCGCCTGGCACGGCAAAAAGTATCCTCACCGCCGTATTTTGGCCAGCATGGGAGTGGGGTCCACGCGGCATGCCCAATATCCGTTTCATCGGCGCATCACACGAAGAGGGCCTCGCTACCCGAGACAACCTCAAAATGCGTCGATTGGTTTCCTCGGAATGGTTTCAGTCGCGGTGGCCGGTTGAACTGACGGGCGACCAGAACCAAAAAACCTATTTCGAAAACACCGCCGCAGGCTGGCGCCAGTCATGTCCGGTGCGGTCGATGACCGGTCGTCGCGGCGATCGCGTATTGTGGGATGATCCCCATAACGTCGAGGACGCCCACAGCAAATCGCGGCTCGAAGAAGCCGCGCGTATTTTCCGCGAGACTTTGCCGACACGGCTGAACAACCCGGACAGGTCGGCAATCGTAATTATCATGCAACGGTTGGCGGGCGATGATGTGTCGGGCGAGATTCTGGCATCTGATTACGGGTATGAACATTTATGTCTGCCGATGGAATACGAATCTGGCCGCCAACGTAGCACGTCAATCGGATTCGTCGATCCGCGAACTTATGACGGAGAACTTCTCTTCCCGGAACGGTTTCCTGCGGAGGTGGTGAGGCGTGATAAAATCATCATGGGCACTCATGCCTACGCGGGGCAATATCAACAGCGGCCCATGGCGCGAGGCGGCAACATCATCA